TCAGTTTAAAATATTATCCATAAATTTATGCACTAAAAAATAATAAATGGGATAGAGAAGCACAAAAGCTGATAAGAAAAAAAGATCTAAAGGTGTCATATTTTGCCAATCCTTCAAAAATTACAAGTGTTGATTTTATTCATTTTTTTGATACCAGGTCAGGCTCACCGGTTTAACTCGAGATGTAATAAAATGCCAATCAAGGAATATATTGATCGTCATCCTGTTGCCAACGATACTTACGAATAAAATCAAATAAAAGCCAAGTAAAAGCCAAAATAGCAGTAACTACTACAAAAATATTAAAACAAATATCTACCCACGTTGTAGGTGGTAATTCCGAGACAGTTATTGCCAAATCTGAAAAGTCTAGAACCATATATCCCCCGTCAAAGTGTCTAGACTACGCCTTGAGACACTCAAAAATTGTACAAGATTTAATTGTTTACTCGATGTGTCTCAATTCCCCTGAAGACACTTTTCTATACAGCTACGTTACACCAAATAGACGGTTTTTGTAATCAGTGAGAAAGATGCTTGAATCTTTTTCGACTTTCTTCAAGGAGCTTATTACGTTGTTCAATCGGGTAATACTTACCCTTGAATAGATATAAATAACCCGTTTCAGTCCTGATTCTTTTTGGTCTCTCAAAGCGATAAGACAATGTATTTAATACATTTGAGAATAAACCAGATACGACAAAACCAAGGATGACCCCAACCACAAAAATATTAAAAACGAATGTATTTAAAACAGTAACGTCTTGCAATGACATCATAATTTTTCCCCTTAGAAGGCAAATGAACTTTGCGAATTAGCACCATTTACCGAACCACGTTGTAAGTTCGGCTGTACATAATTATTAGCTTGATAAGACTGGTAATTATTAGGCTGCTGCTGAGGAACATAACTAGGAACGTTATTAACAGGTGCAGCACGATTATTTTGAGTTTGAAAGTAATTAAATGGTCTATCACCATCTTCAATAAGTTTACGGCAATCTGATTGGCTCACATCATGCAAAACCGTACCTTGTTGGGTATAAGCAACATATTTACCATGTTTCTTCATACAACCCGAAAAAACAGGCTTTGCTGTAACTTCATACTTAATTTCAGAGACATCAACATCATATGGATGATTAGGATTGTACTTAACAGCTATGGTGTCCATTCGAACATCATTTCTAGCCTGTAATTCAGTATTTCGCTTTTCAGGATTCATTAAATCAGCGTATTGCTCTGGAGTAAGACCAGCAAAAGCTGCCTGTTCTTTTACTTGATCAGCAATAGTTTTATTAGGGTTAGCAACTTCGGTATGAGGTGTAAAAGTTGATGCAGTTTTATTGTCTGGAGTATCTTTTTTAGCAGCATGATAGTACTTACTAACTACAGGATAACCGAACCAGAAACAAAGGCCAAAAATAGCCCCGACCATAGCAACACCCTTAATAAGTTTGGTCGGAATCTTAAATTTATGTGTATCTAAGACAGTGGATTCATACCAGTTAAAAACTTCCTTATTAGGTCTATAAATTGTTGTTGTACAACCATTCTTAAAATTAGCTTTTTGGAAGTCATCCGGATCTGATTCAACAAACCCCAAGAACGCTTTGCAGCGAATGGAACATTACCATTTCTAACAAGATGAATATGCTCTGATGTTAAACGTCTAACATGTGTATGAATAAACATTGGATGCTGAGTAACGATAAAAATATCTTTACCTTCATGACGATGTTTTTCAAGCAAAGTAAGCCATCTAGGCAAGTCTTCTGTTTTGCAGTTAGTAGGTACATCTCGAGTAAATTCTTGTACCTCATCAACAAAAATTACTGATGTTTCTGGAGTATCTACCCAGTCCTTAAAATGATCTAAAGTCTGATAAGGAAATGGTATTTCAGGTTTTAAACCCCGAACATTACATAAATAAATCGGACGTCCTTCACTAGCAATTTTATTAGCTAGTTCCATCATCATGGCAGTCTTATAAGAACCAGGCTGCGCTGTAATTAATTTAATAGCCATAGAATCAACCCGTATTAATACCAAAAGCGCGGACAGCTACTGACATTAGTTTCAAACTAAAACAAGCAGCCGAAGCAGATAAAATAATGTTTACACACTGGATAAAATCAAAGTATTGAATTAGCTCAGCAGCAGTTCCACCTACGGTAGAAAGCTCCATTGCTTTCTGAACAATTTTTTGTTGAAAGTCATCAATGTAAGGTTTAATCGTACTTGATAAAAAAAGGTAAATAATCCCCGCAGTGGCAGTCCCCAAAACTAATTTTGCAAATATTTTAAAAACCGCATATCTAAATAAAACCTTCAATAATGCGGCAACAATAGCACCAATAAATAACGGCATTAGATAGCCCTCACAGTCGAATCTAACATTCTAAAAGCAAGCATTAATGTACTGAGATGCAAGAGAATTTTTACTAATGCTAATAACTCACACCACCTAGAAACTGGAATAGTGAAACTACCAAAAATTGGTATAGTGACTGATATGTCATGAACACATGCAGATGATGAAAAAGTTAATTTATTAGCTAAAGACTGGAGCGAATTCGTAGCATCTGACTGAGCATTTAAGTAACGAGAATCATCAGAAGCATCACCAATCTTTTCATATTGTGACGTATCAAAATCTGACGAATCAGTCTTCATCATGTCTTTAAAGTCGCTAGTTTGCTTTTCAATAGCAGCAACAACAGGTTTAACGTCAGTAGTGCCCCCACCACCAACAGGTTTATTATTAATAGCATTTACAACATCATTAAGCTTATTTGCGGTCGATGATGTATTAGCATCTACAGCAGCTTTTACATTGTTTGTCGCGGCTGTATTCGCATCTACAGCCGTTTTTACGGTAGTTGCATTAGCATCTATAGCAGCCTTAACTTTGTCAGCACTAGCATTAACTGCCTTAGTAGAATCTTGAACAGAAGCATTAAGCGTATCTAACTTTGTATTAGTCGTATCAAGCTTCTTATTCGTCAAATCAATCTTGTTAGAAACATTGCTAATTGCATTAACTATTTCATTTTTAACCCATGTAAGTTTGTTATTGACCGCATTAATGGCTTCAATAATTGCGCGTAAAAGTGCGTCCGTATTACCTCCTCCGGGTGGCGGAGGTGGTGGTGGTGGATTAGTTGGAGGAACTCCAGACGCAGGTGGCGGGTCTGTAGGGGGTGGATCAGATGTAGCTGGTGGATCTGGAATCGGCGGTGGGTCCTTAGGGTCCGTTGGCGGTGGATTGCTATTTTTTACACAGATTTGCTTACCATTATAAGATCCTGAAACATAGCCTGAACCGCACCCAGTCGGCGGCATATCGCAATAAGTAGCATTATTTTGACAACCCGATTTAATTGGTGGTGGTGGTTGATCTGGTGGACAATAAATAGAACCATCAGACATGCGGTTACAGTTGTCATTAGGCGGTTTATAACAACCCCCATAAGGGTCCTTAGGGTCGCATGTATCTTGAGAAAATAAAGGCGTACAGCTAGGACTTGGTATTTCACTAACAGACGAATGAATAATATTTTGATATTGGCTGCCTGAGATGACTACAGGTCTATTTTTATCCCCAGCCCATTCAGTGATACAAAAAGTACCGTCAGGATTCTTTTTACATGTACGCAAAGGAATTGGAGTATTAGGCTCAAAATAGACTGGAATCGGATAACCAGACGCAGGACATTTATAAGTTGGAGCACCGAACAATACACCGGCATAAGAACGGCCATAAACATCATTACAATAACCAGCCAGTGAATTTAATTCACCTGTGGCATTTGGAACAGGCTTAAAAATATAAGATTTATCAAGAGCTTTACATGCAGCATCACCAGAGCCGAAAGTACCAAAGCTCGGGCGCTGAGATATGACATAAGTTGCGTCAGCAAAAGCTTGAATAGAAAATAAACTTATTATTATGAAAACTAAATATTTAAAAAACTTCATAAAATCCCCCAACTTTCTAAATATTTAATTCTTATAAGATGGGGGTATTTCTACCCCCTGAGCTATTAGCTAAAGAAGCCAGCTTTAACCCATTTAAATAAAACCGCAATGGCAGCTAAACCTAGCATTGCCGTACCAATGGCAATAAGCGCGGCTGAGCCGTCAGTCTGTAATGTGCCTACTGGTGCAGTTACATCAACGACTGTACCCGCAGCATTGGCATTAGAAATAAGCGCAGCCCCAACAGCAGCACCTACACCGTAACGTTGAACATTAGTAAGTGTTAAACACCACGTTTTTGATTTTTTCCATAACGCTCTCCAAGGGTTAAAACCCATTGCTCTTAGAATGATTCTGAACACGTACCAAAGACCGTATAACAATGCGAATGCAACGAATAATGCGGTAACTAGTGCCATGTCCAGATACCCAATACATGTTGTCTGGTCAGAACCATAGATCAAACAAGCCAACATAATTGAATCCTTTACTTGCGGTTTTTATAGTAGAAATAAAAACCCACTGGGTGAGCCAATATCCCTACTACGAAGAAGTAACAAACTGAATAGAAGATCATTAGAGACACCCAAAAAATTAGTTAGCCTTCACACTTAGACATGTGAAAAGCCAAAATTTGGCGGTGAAAATATGAGTAACATTTAGGGCATTCCACTTGATTATCCCCCATAATCGATGTTATCTTTTTAATCATAAATTCACCTAAGTTATTGATTAATTGACATATTATACATTATACGAAGTGTCGTATAAGTAAGCCTTTGATACTATTAAGCTTTTAGCTCTGGAGCTTTCTTTTCTTCAACCTGCAATGGTCGTCCATCACCAGTTGTCTTATAAAAATATTTCGTTCAACTGGTGTCATTTCAATTGGTAAATAAATTTCACGACCTTTGTACGACAAATAAAAATCTTTCATGTGGTGATGATCTTCAATAACTTTGACGTTCTGTGAACATGGAACAATCTGATCCAAACCTTTGTCATAACGCTGTGATTGGAAAATCAGACGCATGGTTAAAGAACCAGTTTTCTGGTCAACTCCAGTGTCAACATTGAGAAGCTTTGCTTTAAAGATAATTTGAGACATGATTTTTCACCTATGCGATTTTAAGTAAGCGTTGATTAAACGTAGAAACTGGTTCGTTAAAGTTGTCAGGTACTTGATTTCGAAATTAATTCGACAAGTTTAAGAAATGGAATAATGTTGGATTTAGACTCAACATGTAGATTCTGCAAAAATGCTTTGAGTAACCGCTGCAACTAAATCAGCAACATTTGCATAAAAACGCGTATCTGAATAACGCTTCTTCAAAACCTCAAAGCCATGTACTTCAAGATTTGTATAGAAGTAATAAATTAC